GGATTGAGCGGTGACATAGGAAATATACCGGAAACGGTAGTCTGCGGAGGACTTCGGTCCGCCGTCCGAGCATGTTACGACGATAAGCTCAGTGTGCTTCAGGAACTGTCAATAAAGACCTCTCAAAAGGTCGAAAAATCCTGTTGCGATAACTGTGAACCCAGGTTCGATGTGAAGAGAATTGAATGGATGAGAAAAATGAAAAAAGAGGTTGACGTGGATGAGGACCACTTGGCGAGGTATCGGAAACTTTTTTCCGGAAACGTACCTCAAGGGTGGAACAAGAAGAAGTATCCGTACGTCCCAAATGGGCATGCTACTCGTGAGCATTCTCGGACTACTGGCGGGAACTGGCATAGGGAGGAATTTGATGACAGCTGTCACCACACTTTGGTTTTCTCTTCGGGGAAGCCTCGTGTTGTAACTTGTTATTCATCTTATAACTCTCAAGTGCTCTATCCTCTTCATCGTTCCCTTTATCATTACCTTCAGCGCCGTAGTTGGTTGTTGGTTGGCGACCCCACAAATGAGCATGTCTCGGATCTTAACGGAACCGGTGACTATCTAAGCTTTGACTATGTGGGGGCAACTGACAACATTAAGGCGGAGTATGTTCGGGCCGGTATCGAGATCCTGATCGAGAAGTCTGACGGAATGTCGGACGACGAGAAAAGGTGCCTCCGGGTCCTAGGGAATCTAAAATTAAATAGTCGCGATAAACGCCAAGATGAGTACGATATTAGTACATATTGGGACTTTAATGAAGATGAGTTTGACCGTCATAGGTCGGACTTCCCACGAGGCCAGCCCATGGGGAGCTTTATGAGTTTCCCCTTACTCTGTCTTACAAACAAAACCATCGTCGACTTATCGTTGACTGACCTTTTGGAAGAGGGTTCGATAACCTTCTCCCAGTGGACCGCGCATCGTTCTCTCATAAACGGTGACGATCTACTTCTCAGGGAACCAGACAAGAAAACCAACCTCCGGGATCGCATTATATATAACGGGGGGCAAGTAGGAATGGAGACGAACAAAGAAAAATGCCTGCAGTCACAAGCTTTGGCTGAGGTGAATTCGACGCTATTCACCCATGAGAAGAAGGAAAAGAAAACCAATGCCAAGTCGCTATATCCCGAGAAAATGACAGACGATTATCTCGGTATGGCATTGGAGTCAACGACGACGATCCGTGGCTTCGTCCGAGTCTGTCGCGCCAACACATCGCTTATTGCGAAACAGAAGGATAAGTTTCTTTATAAACTTCCGTATCCTTATCAAGCGGCGTGTAGGAAAGATAGAAAGATTAGGAAGGCTTTATTCAAGAAGCCGTTGGATTCCTATGACGAGGTTGACAATTTTTTTGGTGTCACCGAAAAACCAGTCGGCTACGATTTAACAATGTGCGAAGAACGGAACATCATTGAAGAGAGAGTTAATCAAATTAGGGACGGTATCGTCTTTAAGAGATCGCTCGATATTGATGATTTCTTTGCCCGCAAAGACCTTAAAATGAAACCAAGACAGAAAAGGGAAGATAAAAAAATAAGAGTAGTTAAGGTCGAGCGAAGTTGGCGTAGTTTGATTCGGAGGCCGAAGCGTGAAGATAAGGAGTACGTATTATCTTGTCTCGCTGAGGCGTTCGAGGCCGAACGACAATGGTTATTAGGTGAGGATGCAGATGGATACTGCTCCGTCGACTTGATTACGAAGGGTGAACACCCGTCAATGATTGCGGCTCTTGAGTCGCACGTAAAAAAGCCGAAAACCACTCTGGTTTCTACCTCACCCGTTCGTCTTCCTAACTTCTCTCTTGCACAACATCAAGAAATAATACGCAGGATTGATGGAAAATATATTACACAATCGACAATGACATATGGAAGACGGAAAAGAATGGACACCTAGAGTTTCC